TGAAAGGAACAACGCCGGTCTTTGGGTTGGCGAAGGTCAACGTGTAGAGAATGGTGTCGTCAAGGGAGAGAGACGCAGATCCTCAACCCTTAGCTATTGGCTAGAAGGACCTGCAGCAGCATTTCAGACGTGGCAGGAGCTTTATCTGAAATTCTTGGAGGCTACCCAGGAGTACGAACGAACGGGCGATGAGCAGCCGCTAAAGAGCACGATTAACACTGACCAAGGTAGACCTTTTCTGCCCAAGGCGATGGAAGCCACAGGTTCTGCAAATGACTTCACCAGCCACATGGAGAAGTGGGCGAAGCGAACTATTCCGCATGGGGTGCGTTACCTCATCTACACGATCGATGTGCAGGCTAGGAAGTTTGCGGTTTCGGTGCATGGGTACGGCGTAGGTTTGGAAACCTGGGTGATTGATCGATTCGATATCAATCAATCCGGTACCAGGAAGAATGATGACGGTCGCGCTTTACCGATCAACCCAGCTGCATATCAAGAAGATTGGAAGGTGCTAATACGTTACGCGATCAATCGTCGCTACGAACTGAACGACGATAGTGGTCGAACCATGGGTCCAACGTTGATTCTCTGTGACATGCATGGCGCGGACGGGGTTACGGACAAGGCGTATGAGTTCTACAGAGAGCTCGTCAAAGAAGACATGCACAGGCAGTTTTATCTGGCGCGAGGTAGGGGTCAAAACCCCACAACAAATGTTGACCGATACAAGTTGACCTATCCGGACACGAAAGCACGGAAGGATAGTAAAACGAATGTGGCCGGGGACATCCCAGTCTATCAGCTCAACTCAAATCGACTGAAAGACAGCATCCATGCCGATCTCAAACGAGATGAGCCGGGACCTGGTTATGTGCACTTTGCCAGCTGGTTGCCTGAAGCGATTGTTAGAGAACTTACAGCAGAAGAACGGTTGCCAAATGGCTGGAAACCCAAACGAAGGGGCCAGGCAAACGAGCAAGGCGACCTGATGTACATGGCCAAAGCCGGATCTTACATAGTCGGCGCGGACAAGATCGACTGGGAAGACCCACCTATCTGGGCAGCGGAGTGGGATGAGAACTACTACGTTGACGGAAACACAAACATTAACCCTCCCTCTGATGAGGCGAGGGTGCTGAGCAAGGGAATTTGATGAGCGGATACAGCAAGGCAGAGCTTCAAGTGTTTTATGACACTGCTAAAGCGTCCTATCTGAAGGCGATGAAAAGCGCATCCATGAACCTTAACGGGCGTGGTATGGCGCATCAGAAGCTTGAAGCCTTAAAGATGGAGATGGACAAGTGGAGAAACCTGCTTGATGAAGCGAATGGCGAATCAAATGGTATCCGCATTACCCAGGTGGTGAGCAAGCATGGCTAAGCCTCGCGTAAAGGTTAGTCATGACGGCCAGTTCGTTGCGAACTACGAAGGCGCTGGTGTTGTGCATCAAGGTCTTCGGGATTGGTACGCGCCGACTGCTGATGCTGATAGCGCGCTTGAAGGTGACCGTGATGTGCTTATCGATCGTAGCTATGACGTGTATCGCAACAACGCGATTGCCCGGGCGGCTATTGATTCGCTTGTGAACGGCATTGTTGGTTCTGGGTTGCGCCTGCAAAGCACGATTGACAGCGATGTTCTGGACATTACACCGACTCAGGCTGAAGAGATTGAAGAACAGCTGGAGTATGACTTTGATCTTTGGGCCTCTAGCGTCGAATCAGATTTAACCAGACGCGAGAATTTTTACCAGTCACAACGAACCATTGAACGTGATGCAAAGCTGGGTGGTGATGCGTTTTGTCTATTCCCATATCTGAAGAGGAAGGCAAGCCCCTGGGGTTTGAAATTCCAGCTAGTTGATGGTCAGCGGGTATCCAATCCTAATCGCGGCATTAACACATCGAAACTAACTTTCGGCATTGAGAAAGACCGTTATGGAGCGGCGAAGCGTGTACACATTCAGACGAGTCACCCGGGTTCAAAGTTCTTTGAGGACAACTGGAAATGGGATGCCCGTGAAATTTACGGCAAGAGAACTGGCAGAAAGAACGTACTTCACTACTTCATGCCTGAACGCATTGGGCAGACACGAGGTGCGCCAACGCTTGCGCCTGTACTTGCGCTATTGAAAGAGGCCGGCACCTATCTCGAGTCTGAGGTGCGTTCAGCGGTGGTTTCCAGTTACTTCACTGCTTTTCTGTTGAAAGAAAGTGGTGGTGGTCCAGGACCAGCATTGCCGCAGGGCAAGTTAGCCGGTGGTGCGTCGCTTGGTCCAAATGAAATCGCCATGGGAAGCGCTTCGATTGTCGAACTGCCTTCCTGGGTGAAAGAGATTGCCTTTGCAGATCCCAAACGACCTAACGCGAACGCAGCTGAATTCATCCACTTCATGATGGAGCTGATCGGCGCGGCCACTGGTTTGCCGTTGGAAATCATCTTGAAGAAGTTCCAGAGCTCTTATTCAGCGTCTAGAGCAGCAAAACTGGAAGCCGGAAGCACGTATACAGCAGGCAGGGTTAATTTGGCGAATGGATATTGTCAGCCGACTTACAGCTCGTTTGTAGATGAAGGTGTTGCAGCTGGTAGATACAAATTGCCTGGTTACGAAGATCCATACAAACGACTTGCTTATCTCGGATCTGAATGGATCGGTCCAACCCTTGGCCAGATTGACGAGCTGAAGGCTTGGCAGGCGCAGAAGCTAGCCAAAGAGATCGGTGGCAAGTCCATGAACAGGATCACCCGGGAGATGACAGGCGAGCCTTACAAGGCCGTGAAAAAACAAATCGATAAGGAACAGAACCATGGAACATCAACAGACACTGATGGCGATAACGCCGGAACTCAAGGACAGGTATCAGAAGAACCCGCAGGCGCTGTTGGATGAAGTAGCAAGTTTCATGGTGGGTGCATCGATGCTGACAACTGTCAGGGATCGTACGGCCATCATAGAGATTAGTGGTCTGATTTTTCCTTACAAGATCCAGCGTTTGAATCTTGATCTTCAGGCCGCTCTCAACAACCCCAGTATCGACAACATCATTCTGAATGTTGATTCAGGTGGCGGCTATGTCGCTGGTGTCCACGAGTTCGCAAACAGCCTGGCCGAGTCCACCAAGCCAGTGATGGCTTATGTGAAGGGAATCGGGGCGTCTGCTGCTTATTGGATTGCTGCGGCCGCGGACGAAATCATCCTCGATGCTACCGCAATGGTAGGAAGCATTGGTGTTGTTGCTACTTTCTTCGATTGGAAAGGCTATGACGAGAAAATCGGGCTCAAAGAAATCGAAATCGTTAACAGTGATTCGCCGCTTAAGCGGGTTGACGTCACTACCGATGAAGGGAAACAAATTATACAGAAACAGCTTGATGATTTAGCGGCTGTTTTCTTTGGCGATATCGCCAATTTTAAAGGAATTTCAACTGACGATGTTGCTGCTTGGAAGGGTAATACGTTCGTTGGAGAAGAATCGGTCAAGGCTGGTTTAGCTGACTCGACAGGCAGCCTGGAAGGGCTACTTACTATGCTTAACGGAGAAGAAAGCATGAGCAATACAACGGCTGTACAGCCAAAGGAAATAACCAAAGCGTACCTGCAGGAACATTGTAAGGCTGTATTTGATGAAATATTAGCCGATGGTGTTACTCAAGGTGCAAAAACAGCAGCAGAAAACGAACGCGCCCGTATTGCAGCGTTGGACAGCATTAACGTCCACGGCAGCGAAGCGGCCAAGGCGATCGTCAAAGCCGCAAAAGAAGATGGCGAAAAAACTGCAGAGAGTGTTGCTCTTGAAGTTTTGGGTGCCATTGAAACACCAAACCCCAAGGGTGGTACATCCGAGGAAGACATCCAGGCTGATTCGCCTGATGGTGTTGGCAGCAATGCCGAAGGTGATGGTGATGACAAAGAGCTTGCTGCCCTGGTGTCGGGTGCAGTGGCACAAACTAACCAACGAAGAGGGGCGAAATAATGCCGGAAATCACTTCAGAAACGTTCACACCGGACAATCTTATTGCCGGTGATCAGAACATCATCACCGATCCAATCACTGTTATCTCGGGTCAGACCATTGTCCGTGGTGCATTGCTTGGCAAGATCACTGCTTCTGGTAAGTACAACCTGTCTCTGTCAGCTGCTGGGGATGGATCAGAGGTGCCAGTTGCGATTGCTGCCGAAGCTGTTGATGCATCTGGTGGCGATAAGGTCTCCGTTGCTTACCTGACAGGTGAGTTCAATGAAGATCAGGTCACTTACGGTACCGGTCACACGAAGGCGAGCACCAAAGCTGCATTGCGCAGCCTAGGTATCTTCCTCAAATCAGCGCAATCAGCGTAAGGAGTAAAAAATGCCGATTAATTTGTTTGATACACGGACGATGCTGGCAATGCTTGATCAAAAGCTTCCCGCCCGCACCTTCCTGTTGGATACGTTCTTCTCAAGAACGGAGATTTCCAATACTGCCTATGTTGATATCGATATCATCAAGGGTAAGCGCAAGATGGCGCCATTTGTTAACGCAAAGGCAGAAGGTCAACTGGTAGAACGTGACGGCATGACAACCTCATCGTTTGCGCCACCATACCTGAAGCCAAAGTGGGCAACGTCAGCTGCTGATATTTTGAAGCGAGCTGCAGGGCAGTCGATCTACGGCGGTAACGCAAGCCCCATGGCCAAAGCTGCAGAGCAGATGGTGAAGGATCTGGATGAAATGGATCAGATCATCACACGCCGCGAAGAGTGGATGGCAGCACAAGCGCTGAACACAGGCTCCATCGATGTTGTTGGTGAAGGCGTTAATGCCACTATCGACTTCTCGATGAAGGCCTCGCACAAGATTACGCTTACCGGTGGTGATTTATGGTCAGCAGCATCGACCAGTAAGCCGCTGGAAGATCTTCGTGCTTGGAGAGACCGGGTAGGTCAGTCTTCTGGAATCGTTCCCAACGTTGCGGTGTTTGGATCTGACGTCATCAATGCATTCTTGGCCAACGATCAGGTCAAAGACCAGCTCAATACAAGACGTGTTGATTTGGGCGTGATTGACCCTCAGTTCCTCGCTGAACAGGGAGTTGTCTATTACGGCCACGTCAAAGATGTGGGCCTGGATATCTACGGCTATACCGAGTGGTATGACATCGATGGGACTGAATATCCCATGGTGCCGGCAGATAAAATCCTGCTAGGTTCAACCGGTGCACGAACTGCACGTCATTACGGTGCGATTCAGGATCTGGAGTTCCCTGGCGGTGCTTCTGTCAGACTGTTTCCAAAGTCCTGGGTGGAGAAAGACCCAAGCGTGCAAATGCTTTTGGGTCAATCTGCGCCGTTAGTAGTACCTCATCAAATCGATGCTTTTGCTTCGATTAAGGCGGTGTAGGATGGCTGAATACGTAGCGATCAACACCATCAAACGTGATGGTAAGTACGTGGAGCCAGGTGGCAGCTTTGAATGTGATGTGAAGGAGGGTACCGGTCTTGAAAAGATCGGTGCTGCTCGTCGCGCACTTCAGGGCGATACGCCTGCCAAGGCAGAGAAGTCATCTAAAGCGCCAGCGGGTGGTGGTGAGCCCACAGCGCCGGAGATGCTGGAGAAAATTGTTGAGGCAATTGGCAAGTTGAATCCAGATTCTGACTTCACTGCAGACGACAAACCAAAGGTCCCTGCTTTGAATGAGATCCTTGGGTTTGAAATCACTGCTGCCCAGCGTGATGAAGCGTTTGCTTTGACCAAGAAAGAAGACTAATCCGAATGTCGTTTAGACAGGATGCAATCGAGCTCACTGAGGACATCGTCGATGCTCTTGGTGAGCCCGCTCGCTACCAGGGTAACGATGGTTTGGTGAAGACCATCAATGTCGTTTTCGAGCGAGAGTACTTCGATCCGGAGCTAGGCGCGGGGTTGAGTGGTTCACAGTCACTCATGACCGTTAAAAAATCAGATGGTCCATTCATTGAAGGGGAAATCCTTGTGCTTGAAGATACTGAGTATCGGATTGTACAAATGGAACCCGACGAAGATGGGCAGGTTCGGTTGATTCTGGAGATCGATAATGGCTGATCATCGCGGTTCATTAATCATGGATGCGGTGATTGCCAAAATCGGTACTGACACATCCGCTGGAAAGCATGTGTATAGATCTGCCGCTCGAGCATTGCCACCATCGGCTAAGTCTTCGATCGAAGTTCACCCGGGTGCTGACGAAGACCCAGAAATCATTGGTAACAGTTTTATAGATTCCTCACTAACGGTCTATGTCGATCTGTTAGTGGAAGCCAATCAGCCTGCGAATCGAGCCATGGGTGTTACCCCGGCTTATGAGAAAGCACTCTGGACACTCCGCAAGGAAGTTCACGTGAAGCTGATGGCAACAATCAATCAGGGGCTTACGTTTGTAGTAGACACGCTACCGCTCGGAGCCGCTGAAATCGAGTATGACGGACAGGGTGATTCTGTAGTCGCTGTCCAATCAACCAGATGGCGGATCAAGTACCGCACGTCACGCGCTGATCCCAGCGCATAGGAGAAACAATGCAAAAGATGACAGTAGCGCCGAAAGCGGCGGGTACTCGTGTGTTCAAAGATAAAGCCGAGTTACTCATGTCAGAGATTGAACACGCGATCCCACAGGTCCAGCCAGATGATCTGTGCGTTGATGGAAAGCCAAAGGTTGAAGCCCTTGAGGCGCTTGTTGGTGAGCAGATCACCGAAGCGCAGCGCGACCAGGCCTGCAAGAACGTTGAGGCTGCTGCCAAAGCCGAGGCTGCGAGGGTGAAGGCTGAGGCAAAATCGAAAGAAAAACCAGCCGAACCTAAGGTTGAATCGGAAGGAGAATCATAATGACGAAGTTGGTTAAGAGAGAGGCGATTCTTGCAAAAATTGAAGGCACTCCGGGTGTTGATGCCTCGCCTCAGCCCCTTGTGGATGCAATATTGGTTGAAGATATTGGCTGGTCTCTCGAAGGCTTGCGCATGTTTGAGCGCAATCCGGTCAGACAAGTGTATGGAAAGCTGAAGCCCGAGTTTGGTGGCTGCTTGATGCAGGTGACGTTCAATGTTGAGTTGAAAGGCTCTGGTACGGCTGGTGTTGCCCCCGAGATCAATCCGCTGCTGGGCATGTGCGGTTGCGGCGTTAACGTCGTCGCATCAACCAGCGTGACTTATGCTGGGCGGTCAACTGGGTTTGAGTACGGCACCTTGTATTTCTACGACGATGGCTCTTTGTACAAAATGCTTGGCTGTCAGGGAACGTTTGGACTCGCTGCAAACACTGGCGATAAAGCGATGCTGAGTTTTACGATCACTGGGCATATGGTAGACCCTGTCGATACAGCTTTGCCTGCATTTTCGTACCATTCTGCAGTGCCTGCTCCGTTTATTGGCGCATCCTTCTCCACGGGTGGTTTTGCATCGATCATAGACAATCTCACCTTTGACATAGGCAATGTCATAGAGACGCCGCCAAACCCAAATTCGGCAGATGGTTATGGTCGTATTCAAATCATGGACCACGATTACACCGGCTCTTTTGATCCCGAGGCTACGCTGGTTGCGGATGATGATCCAATTGCCGATCTCAAGGCTGGTACCACAAAAGCTATCCAGACCGGTGTGATTGGTTCGGATGTGGGTAACCGTTGGGCGCTGTCTATGCCGACCTGTGCATACGCAGAGCTAGGTCCTGGGGAGAGAAACGGTATTCGGACACGAGACATTGGATTCATGTGCGCGGGTGACGATTCCGCGTTTTCCTTGGCATTCACTTAGGAGTAGCACATGGCGATTGTTGCAGCAGCTGGACTCGTAGAGTTCTGGTATACCCCTGAGGCCGAAAAGGATGAAGCGAAGCCAACGCGTTTTAAGCTTCGACCCCTAACACAGTTTGACATGCTTGAAGTTTCCGGGGAGATCATGGTTGACGAGCATGGTCAGATGAAAGCTACCTTCAAAGGGCAGTCCATGGTTTTGAGGCGAGGCATTGTTGGTTGGGAGGAATTCAAGACCCCTGACGGCAAAAAGGTCAAGTTCTCAGAGAAAAATATTGAGCTTATCCCGTTTGTCACTCTTGCTGAATTAGCTGGTCGGGTCATGGAGGGTGCGACTTTGAGTGATGAGGAAAAAAAGGACTAGCGATCACTCTGACGGTCGCCCAGAACCGGGCGGATTTCAATTGCGAAAATTGTAAATGGGGCCGACATTGTGACGCCTCAAATCCAGCGCCTGTTCCTCAATTTGTTATACCTGGTGTGATCGAGTCAGAGATTTGCCTGCTACCGATGGTGGATGATCAATCAGCCATTTTTTTGCGCCTACATATCCACTACCAAAACCAGATTTTATTCACCGATGGCGGCATCACGTCTCAGCCAAATCGTTACCTAGAAGCAATGGAGCATATCGAGTTTTTGATAAACCAATCCGATGACTGACGAATACAAGTTTATTATCACAGGAAAAGACGCGACAAAACGTGCGTTCATGAGCATAAATAAAGGGCTTGGGTCTGTTCGTGCTGGTATTAATTCAACACAATTAAAAATGGGTGTGCTCGCCGGTGCTGCGGGCATGGGTGCAATGATCGCCAAGTCGCTAGCTTCAGGTGATGCCCTGGGAAAATTCGCTGACCGAGTTGGAGCTACAACAGAGGGCCTTGCAGGACTTCAGTTAATTACAAAGCTGAACGGCGAATCTGCAGAAAGCTTAAGCAAATCACTTGAGAAAATGCGACGCGGCATTGGTGAGGCTGATCGTGGCATTGGCACTGCAAAGGATGGGCTCAAGGAGCTCGGGATATCACTCGATGATATTCGAGACCTTTCGGCCGATGAGCAGTTTATTAAAATCGGCAGCGCCATTGGTGAGCTAACCGACAAGAATAAGCAAGCGACGTTGGCGAGTGATATCTTTGGTCGATCGGGCGTCAAATTAATCAACACCTTTCAACAGGGTGAAGATGCAATGCGGGCCTCCCGGGAAGAAGCAGAGAGATTAGGGATTGCAATCAGCAGAACTGATGCAGCGAAACTGGAAGCTGCGAACGATGCGATTCTCAGAGCGACCGAGGCATCAAACGGACTCGCTACGCAAGTAACTATAGCCGTTGCCCCAGTCATTGAAGAGCTTGCAAACCAGTTTGCTAGTGCTGGATTGTCCAGTGAAGAGATGTCGAAAGTTATATCCCAAGGCATGGAGTTTGGTGCCAAGTGGGTGGGAACATTTTCTGACGGTGTCAGAGGGGTTCAGGTCATTTTTAAGGCTAGTGAGATCGCGGCTCGCGGCTTTATTGCAGCAGGCGTTAGCGGTTTTGTAACCCTGATCGAGGCTGGTGACAAACTTCGCTCGATGGTAACTGATGGCATTCTCTGGCCATTTAAACAAGTTCTTCAGCTCCTCGCTCCGTTCAATGAGAAAGCGGCCGAGGCCTTAGCTGGATTCGATGAGCTTGCCAACGGTTTTAAAATTAACCTTGCTGATGGCATGCAGGACTTTGCTGCAGCTCAGAGCCATGCGTTGTCTGTTGCCCGGACTGAACTGCATGAGTTGATGATGCAAGAACTTCCTAGTGCCATTATCGACCAGAAACTAAAAGAAATTCTTGAATCTGCACAGGTACGGGCTGAAGAAATAGCAGCAATTGCCGGTGCCAGGTTGGATTCTTCTCAAACTGGAGGGAATGGTGATGTTGAGGCTACAGCACAAGAGGCTGAGCGGATTCAGAGCCGGCTTGATCGACTCAATGAATCATATTTCACTGAGTTGGAAATGCTTCAGTCCAAGTACAGTGACGAGCAAACGCTGTTGCAGGATTCGCTTGAAAACAAGTTAATTTCTGAGGATAAGTTTCAAGCGCTCAATCTCCGAGCTACTAAAAAGTACGAGAAACAGAAAAGCCAAATAGAACGCGCTGCGGCCGACGCTCGCCGAGCCCAGTTTTTTGGAAGCATGAAGTCATTGGTGAGTGGTTTCGCCGGCCAAAGCAAGACGATGTTCAAGCTACAGAAAAACCTCGCCCTGGCTGAAGCTGTAGTTACCCTGCCCTCATCGGTCCTTAAGAGTTATCACAATGCCGGTGGGTATCCTTTGGGGATACCGGCCGGTATAGCAATGGCTGCTACAGGCCTCAAGAACATCCAAACAATCAGAAGCACTAGCTTAGGGGGTGGCGGTGGGTCTGTGTCTCTGAGCGGCGGAGGAGGCAGCGGGGCTTCCGTTTCATTGCCCAGCATTCCCCAATCGAATGGTACTAGTACGAACCTTCTTCCAAGCAACGTTACAGCCGCCAACGACGATGATCAGACCTCGGCACGACCAGAAATCCATTTCCATTTTCCTGAAGGCGTTGTATTCGGGTCTGATGCCGAGAAGAACCTTGCAGATATCAAGCGTCTAATCGTCGAAGAAGATTACGAGCTTGTGCCAGCGGACTCTAGAAACGGCCGTGATCTGGCTGCAGGGGCTGTGTAGTGGGTTACCTGGTTTACACGCCTTCCCGATCGCTCATAGGTGGAAGTGACGGGAAGTTACATCCGGAGTTACAGCAGTTTTCTGATAAGCACAAAGATCCTGGTAAAGAAACGTCGTCTCTGGATGGCACGAATCTCGAAACTACTTATCTTGGCAGGGTCGAGTACTACGACGTCAAATCTGACTTAGTCGACTTTGCAGATTGGGCTAAGTGGAATGAGTTCAATCATTCGGTGGCAGGTGGTGAACCATTCAGTATCGATGGATACGGCACAGAAGGTTCTCCGGATAACTTGTTGTCTGTGAAAATGGTCCGAAACAGCTGGAAGTACACTGAGCCAGGTCCTCGACACAGAGTGTTCTCGTTTAAGGTGCGTGTGCTCTAGTGAGAACCAATTCTGACGATTACAACGAATACGCGCAAGCCAAGCAGCGTGAGCTGCGCCTTGTCATCTCTATGGTGTATTCAGGGACCACGTATTACTTCACCTCCCATTCCGATATCGGCACGCCCGGTGCATCTACTGTCCACTCTTCGCTGATCAAAACTAACGCAAAGACGCAACGGTACATTCCTGAACAAGCGCGGTCTGAAATAGGTCGATTGACGTTTTCCCTCCTGGATGTGAATGAAGCAGTTTCCGATCTGTTAAATGACGAGCAATTCAACAATGACGAAGGTCCTCGAGGACGCATAGTCACATTGTGGCGCGGGTTTAAAGATCTTCCCTGGGCAGACTATCGCAAGGAGATGACCCAGCAGATAGATAGCTCAATCGATTATCAGGATGGTGAGTACTCCTTTTCGTGTTCCGACAAACTTAGCTCTCTCAAATCAGATATATTCGATTTCCCTTCAACCCGCTTGAGCGCGGAAGTTGCTGCCTCTGACACCTCGTTATCCGTCTATACCACGACTGATTTTGATCCGGTTGAACAAGGCACGTCATATAGTTACTCCCCATCCAGTTCTTTGATCATGATCCGCATTAAGTCGGACAATGCTTATGAGATTTGTAGTGCGACCGGTAAGACCGCAACGGAATTCACCGGTGTAACTAGAGGCTTGTTTGGAACTGTTGCGAGAGCTTACGCGCTTCCTGACGATGCGAATGACGACAACGGCATTGAGGTTGAATACTATCCCTACCTAGAGTTGCCCGTGTCCAAGCTCATCTATGCGCTGCTAACTGGTGTCTTGTTGAACCAGGGAGGCGCGACGTTGCCAGCGGCCTATCATCGCGGCATTGCAGAAGCCGATATCAACACATCAACCTTCGAAGACTATCCAGATTGGTACGATTCTTCGGATGAAACCCGGGGTCTAATTCTTCGGTTTGAAGGTGGTGCGTTATCGAAAACCGATGGCAAGACATTCATTGAGAAAGAATGTTTGCAACTGATCAATGCCTACTTGCATGTTGATAGCGCTGGCAAGTTGTCCCTAAGGCGCAAGGTCACAACACTCGCTGATTCTGATTACATTTCAACGCTAGATGCGTCACTCATTGCCAAACATGGCAAGTTAACACATGACCTCGACGGCGTAGCCAATAAGATCACCGTGCACTGGGGTTATCGTGAATTCAGCTCCAATGATAAGGGGTTCAATCGAACTAGAACGCTAACCGATCCAGTATCCAGGGTGAGATTCCCCAATGCTAAAACGCGTGAGCTCTCATTCAAAGGGCTTCATCCAGCTCGTCACACTACGACCATCCTGCAGGGCATTTTTGCTAGTTTACGGGATGCTGTTGCGGCGCCACCGCTTTACCTGAGCGGTGTATCGATCATGCCTTCAATTGGATTTGATATTGAAGTAGGTGATGTTCATCGGGTTGACCTTTCCACATTGCGTGACTATCAGTCCTTGTCCGATGTGTCTGTGCTCGATCGACCATTCGAGGTTCGCCGAGTCACGATTGACCAGGTGAAAGACTCAGTCGTTGTCGACTTTGTCGGATCTAGTACGCCAGGTTCTGTGCTGGCAGACTCAGATGGCGGAACTACTGTTGTTCCGGATGCCAAATACACGAGCGCTGGCACCGATCTGGATAGTGTTCTATCCATCAATGGTTCAGGGTTCACAACTGCCAGCGGGACTTTAACAGGCGGTACAACTACTCGAACCAGATACTATTACGACGGTGATCTAACCATATCCTCAGGGCATGTCATCAGCTTTACCGGGAACATTGAAATCTGGGTGAAAGGTCACTTTTCAGTGTTGGGAAGCCTAGACGGGAAGGGCGGTGGTAATGGCCTCGCTGCGGCCTTAGGTACGACATTGACACAAGGTAGCGCGGTTCTTGCATCTGACCTTCAGACGATAACTTTTCGACCCGGGATAACACAAGTCGGCGCGTTCCAGGCAATCCCAACATTAATGCTTGAGAATGACGCCGGCGACTTGTCAGGAATTCCTGCAGATCTTCGCGGTACCGGTGGCGCAAACGGTCCTTTATCGATCGATAGAGAACTCGACCCAAGCCCTCCACCCGTTAACATTCCAGGCGGTCTCGGTGGTAATGGCGGCGGATCGGTTGTCGTGGTTTCTCGCGGTGTCAGTTTTGGCGCTAGCGGCCAACTAGACGTATCTGGGGACGATGGCGGTTTAGGCGCTGTTGGAGACTATGTTGCGGGTGGTTCAGGTGCAGGTGGCTCGGCTGGTGGTGTGTTACTACTGATCGATGGGTCAGCGAATAGTGTTCCGGTTGTTACGGGAAAAATCTTAGCCAATCGCGGCAATAGCCCGACTCCCGCGGGTAATGTAGCGGAAAGATCCGCCCAAAGAGCATTCACGCATGAAGGCGCGACTGTGATTTGGTCCGGTTGGCTCGGCCATCCTTCTACCAGCCAATTCGGGTCTAATGTCCGGGTTCAATACGTCCCAGTTTCGCGCACGCCCTATGATGATGTGCTGGCAGGATCCGAGATTGTTTCGGGTGTTACTGCTACAGCTGTCGAAGGTGGGATACTTTACAAATGGACCAATCCTAGCGACCCGGGTGCCTGGGATCTTGTCGAGATCTGGATTAACACCTCAAATACGCAAACTGGATTTGCCAAGGTGTATGAGGGCCGATCTAATGAATACTTTCTAAAGACTGATGATGTCGTCGAAAGGTTTGCGTGGTTCAGGACGCGAGCCGGTTCGCTCTTTTCTGCCTACCTTCCCGCAACTGATACAACAACCTATTCAGCGACGCCACTTGCGGGGCCTGGCGGTTCTAGCGCGAATTGGTCCGAAGTTGTCGACGATGATGGGAACAAGCCCGCCGACAACGCGGATGTAACGTCAGCAAACACCTCCGGTGATACAGCTTTGGTTAACGGCGTCGCGGCAGCGACGGTGCAGTCTGGTGCGCAGCAGGGCTCGACCGCATCGCAGGCGACGAATGTCGCCGACAACGCGGACGTAACGTCTGCGAATACGGCAGGTGATACA